GGAGTTGCAGCACCATTGCCGCCATCTAGAGCTTCAAACTGAGTAATGAACTTATAATCAATACCACTAACAGCACTAGCTTGTTCAGCAAAATCAAATTGTTTCTGAATTTGTTCGCCAACAAGTAAGCGCACACTGCCATTTGCATCATCACGCAATTCGCAAGTAACTGTTTGCCATTCTGGTTTGCCTTGCAAATACATCTTACTATTATAAACATCAATAGTAATTGGATTGAAGTTTAGGTTTGGACGTGTAAAATTCATAACCTGTTTTGTTAGTTCTGTAGTAGGGCTTGTCACTCCAAAATTAAGGAATGTAACTCTAAAACGATATTTTAACAAAGGCATTAATAAGCCTTGATTGCCTGCACTCTGGTCACTATTACTAGCCACGGGTGTTGTCATTTTTAGCAATGATGCAACTGCCATCTTAATTCTCCTATAGTATTATTTATAACAGATTGCCCTATTTTATTTTAGCCGTATATTAAAAAAGCCGCTATTGCTAGCGGCTTTTTTTGTTTTTATGCAAAATATGTTAAACAGATACCGTACCAAGTGCAACACTAGGTGTAGAATTGCTTAAACCACCTTGTCCAGCACCTGTACCAGCAATTGCACCTGTGTGCAAGATACGAACTGGAATGTAGATAAACTCTACTGCCTTTGTTGGTTCGATTGCAATATCAATGTGTAATTCATTGCGATCAATAGTGCTTGGTGTGTTGTTTGTAGTATCACAAACAACAAGGTAATCATATAAACCACGTTGCGCAACAATATCATTTAACAAACCACTTACTGCTTGTGTTGCTTCATTTCTAGTAACAGTGTCATTCGGAGCAAAAACAAGAGGCTTAGCAATGCGTTCAAGGTTGTAACGCAGATAATTGATCAAACGTGCGACATTGATACGATCAAGTGCAGTTGCTGCTGCCTGACGAGTATGGTTGCCGTAATTCAAGATACCATCTGTTGGGAATACTGCAACAGGATTGACATTATTTTGATATAGAAGATCACGCAATCCTTGGTTAGTTCCAATACTATAAAATTGTCCAGTAGAACGATCTACATAACCAATTTTTAGAACATTGTCAATTTTACCACGAATACTGCCCGCTGGTGCAAACCACGGCGCACTTGCTTGGTCACTCTTTACAATCATGCGTAGAATTGCATGAGTCATTGGAACAACCACTTGTCCAACACCATCAAGAGCATTGGTGTAAGCAGCACCTGGATAGAATACGCCAACATATGGATCATTTGTTACTAATCCATCTTCGCCATCATTTGCTGCACTGCTTGCATTAGTAACATAGTTATTAACTGCAGTTGTGTCGCTACTTAGTCCCATTGGAGTATCTGCCAAGATAAATCCTGTATTACGACGGTCATTGTTCAAACTTGCTAAATTTTGAGTAAGTTCAGGATAACCAGGGCACACAAGAAGATTAAAATTATTTTGATCTTCACGTGCAGTAATACTATTATCTACTGCTTCTTGTAAAGCACTAACAATAACATTACGAACTGCCTTGCGACCCATATATGGCACACCAAGAGAATTCTTTCCACTATAACTCTGCCAAGTTGAAGCAACATTTGGCAAGCTTTGTAGAGGATAATTTGTACTATTAAATTTGCTAGTAACAAATTGCTTCACGTTGAAACTACTGCGACGAGTGTTGAAAAGCAATGTACCACGTGGATAAAGTTGTGGGTTTGGTGCATCCAAATCTATATAATCACTTGTTAGCAGACTTACAATAGTTGGTTTTGCATCAATTGCTGGATCGGCGGTACCTGCAGTATCCCAACGTGCATCAGCAAACAAGATACCATTTTGTGTTGTTCTGTCAGTATTATCAATAAGAACCCATTGATCAGTTCCATTCACACGCTGCCAACGGTAGATAGTTGGATAATTTTCTAAGTTTGCAGTTGAAACCCATATATCACCATATACAAGAGCAGTACCATCAGTTTGTTTTGTTGGCTTGCTGCTGCTTATGATAGCACCCAGTGGATCAGTCTGAGACAAATCATATCCACGACTGTCGCTGGTTACGTTTTTATATCCTTTCCATATAGTGCCATTGCTAATCATGATATCAACTTCTAAAGGAGTTTGATAATACCACAATGTACCATTGCTTGGCGCAGTAACTGGTGCAGTTGGTGTTTGATACAAATTAGAAGGCGCTTGCCAATATGTAGCGACAAGAGGAAGTCCTTGTACATAAGGAGTGATATCACTTACAAAATTTGTAGTACTGTTTGGAATAAAACCAGCACCACCACTTGTGCCAGTGCTTGGAGCAGTAACTCCAGTCAGCGGTGTGCCAATTGTTTCAAAAAATACAATTTCTCCGCCGCTTTGATGACTGAATTGAATATTGCCACTGCTTGTTAATTGGCAGTTTAAATAAGGAATATTTAATGCAAGAACATCGCTTACAAAACTTGCAGCAGTTGTGCCACTTACATTAACAGTATATGTATTACTATTAGTTGTGCCACCAGGTATATTAGTTTGAATAGTAAATTGGTTAAAATAAAGAGTTGTAGTGCCTGTTGCCGTTGCATTTGCTGAAAGTGTAATACTTGTATTTGCAACAACACTTGATACTGTTGTTCCACTAGGAATACCTGTGCCAGTTACTTGCTGACCAGCAGTAATACCAGTTGTATTTGATAATGTAACTGTCGGACTACCGCTAGTAGTACCAGCACCACTATAGCTACCTGTGAAAGTTGGATTTGTAAGTGAGCCTGTGATAGAAGTTGGTTGCCCGTTACCCATCCATTCCCATACAATGTAAGTTCCTTTGCCTTGCCCACCAACATCAGGCTTTACAATTAATGTACCATTTGGAATACCAAGACCACCCAAAGTAGGATCGATTCCATAAGTTGCAAATCTACGACCATTATAAACTGGTGCAGGAACTGAATCCCAATTATTTGTAGCACTATTCCAACGATAAATTGTAAAATTAGCACCGCTATTTACTGCGGTTGTTTTTAGCCAAACACTTCCAGTTGGACGAGGAGTAGAATCATTTGTAGTCCAAGTAGGAATCTGATAGTGCGGCGAAGCAACAAATGCAGGACTTGCATATGTGCCAGCAGCTATATAAAGTCCGCTTGTAGCAGATAGTATGCTACCTGAGTTATTGGAAATAATCATTTTTCCATCAGTCACACTACCATTGCTTTGTGCGGCACTTGTTACAAAGAAGTTAAAATAGCCGCCAATTACTGCTGCTGTAACACCTGTGATTGATGCACTATTGATTTGAGTAGCAAGAGCAGTTGCAGTTGTACCACTCAAAGTGATTGTTGTTCCATTAATTACAATAGAGTTACCGTTTGAAAGTGTGCCAGCAGCACTTGAACCAGTAACAGCAGGTGTTTTTCCTTGCCATGCAGTTGTGCCTACCAGATTCCAACTATTATCATATGCTTTAAAATAGATAGGATTTTGTACATTTGTAGCTACTACTGCAAAACTTCCGACAGTACCAATACTTGTTAGCGGCACACCATTATTAAGTTGTGATGTACTTGTAATAACAGTTGGAGTTTGAGCATTAAATGCTTGAATACTTGAAACCCAATATTGAATTCCATAATTAGTTGTTGCTGTATCTAACCATAATGTTCCGCCAGCAGGATTGCCATATGGACGGCTACTGCTACCAATAAGTGAATTTAAATCAACATCTGCACGTAAAACATAGGCTTGGTTAGTAATAGCAAGAGTGCTGTGAGCAGCCATTAAACCATATTCAGCCAATTCACTTCCAAATAGACGATTACCACTTGCATCACTTGGGAAAATAGGTAAGCCATAGTTAGAAAGTAATTCTTTTTGGCTTGAAATTAATTGTAATACGTTAGCTTTTGCTTTGGTAGTATAAGTTGCAATACCACCAGCAGTGCTAGTTTTGTCTTGCGCAGTAGCAAGAAGAATAAATGGTACTGTACCAGGACCGGTTGGAGCATAATTGCTTTCATCAATTACCGATACTGATACGCCAGGAGATACTAAAGTTGCCATAGGGTCTTTTCCTTTTAAGGTTAATAATATTTAGCGGATAGACCTAAAAGACCCTTGTTCTGACGGTTATATATGGATATTATAACAAACTTTTAACTTTTTCTTCTAATTCAAGTAATGTGCCATCATTATTGATAAGTTGGTCAATATTTTCACGCACCCACGACCACTCGCTTGGATGAATATCAAGGGGTTGTTCGCCGTATTGAATAAGATTTATCATCCAATCAGGGTCTTCGCCACGACGAACGCCCCATACTTCACCGCCAAGTTTGCGAATCATATTGATTTCATTGGGAAAACGAGTATCTGGAATAACAATATTATTAGTAAGATGGGCAGAACCACTATTCACAATTTTAGAAAGTTTATTTTCTAAACTTGCAATCCAAATATCTTCATGAAAATTGGTGCGACAAACATCAGTTCCCCAATATTGTAGTATCCAACGTGGTGTAAGGTTTGGAATACCAAGACGAACAGCCCACCAATCATCACGTTGCTCACGCCAGTCACGGCTTTCTTTTGTATCACCTTCAAGCATATGACGAGGCCAATTGAATACCTTTGATATCATGTCCTTAAGAGGATCGGCAAAACTTACTTTCTGAAAGTTGTGATTACCTACAAGGATATCCGCAACGGTTCCTTTGCCACCACCGATAAGACCGCACACACCAATTATCTTCATGTTTTTACTTTAACAAAAAATTATAGATATGTCAAATTATCCTTGCACCCACCACATAGGAGTTTCACCTGCCATATAATTTGTAAGTTCAAGTTCAAGCGCATCTATTTTTGCTTGCCCACGTGTTAATAAATCAGTGCCATTTAGCGAACTGCCACCTTGCGGACCAGGTAATGTTGAAAATTTACTACGTGCTTCACCAAGCATCATCATACAACGAGCAAGTGTATATTCTTTTAACCATGGTTGGCTATAAATGTCTTGAAGTAAAATAA